CACGAAGGGCTTCTCTAATGCAGTACGGGTCTTTCACTTAATCTATTATTAGACTCAAATTTATGCAAATTGCAATAGAAAACTCGCACAAACTCATGCTCATTAATAAAATACTGCTGATTTTCTACCTGAAACCCTATCCATTTTAGCCATCGGATAGTTTTTTCATGATCAACTGGTACATAATTTTCAACGACATCATAACCTATAGCAAGAAAACTAAGTATAAGTTTGCTGTGTTTGTAAAAAGATTTCCAGATATTATCTACTTCATCAGTACCGAGAAACCAAATCTTTCCAGTATGCATATACTTGTCCATCGAAGTAATACCACACATAGCTATTGGCTTTCTCTGATGACAAATAGTAAAGCCTCTTGCCCCTTCTTCTTCAAATGGCACATGAAGAGCAATCATTGGAGTCACACCAACCAATGCACACTCTCTGATATCAGGTAAGCGCATATTATCGAGAATAATATCAACATCAGATACAACACATGGTCGAAACTCAAGGTTGCCTCTTCTGATATAAGTCAATACTTTATCGGTTTTTTTACTTTTTTTTTGGTCATCTGTTATACATCTTCTTAAATCCTTCATCAACCATTTTGACAAAGGCTGGGTCGCGTTGGTTTGGGCTGTAGTATCTTGGATCTTGCATCATCTCTTTGAGCTTATCATCAGTAAGAACTGCTGTAGGAGAACCTTGTCCAGATATTGGAGACTCTTTTAGGCTTTCCATCATAAGCTCAACAACACGAATACCATCGGCTGTAGAACAAAGATTGTCAATCGTAGGTCTCAACTCTTCAGGAAAGCTTGACTCAACAAATAAACCAACAGCCTCAACTCTTTCTTGAGCATGATCACCAAGTTCATCCATCTCTACATCAGCATCATAACCATCACTCATAGATTCATGGAACATCATAATGCCTTCTTCAAATTCATTTTGGCTGAATCCGTTTTCAAAAGCATGATCAGCCCACCAGTTTAAAAGCTCATTATCTTGTGCAAGATCATCATCAATAACATCAGGCAAAATATAATCACCGACATCTGCTGGTCGATCAGAATATGCTTCAGATTGTATTTCTTCCATCATCTGATTACGTATCTCTTCTTCTTTTTGACCAATCTTTGATTCAAGATTTGTATAGCTATTAGCTAAATCTTCAGGAGAGTTAAACTTCTCAGGTAGCCACTCAGGTCTTTCATCAGCGTACTCTTGTGGTACTTCTATTGTTTGCTCTTCTTGTGCTTCAGTTTGCTCTTCACTCATTGTTTCACCTTATGTCCATGTTGAATACGTCTTTCAATTAAGCCAACAATATATCGCTGACCTTCTGCGTGTCGAAGAGTATCATTAGTTACAGCTGAGCCATGCACAGCTTCTATTGTTACACTTCTTAAATACTTCAATACTTCCTTACCAGCTGGTGATGAAAACAGAGAAACAAAATTTAAAGATATATGTTGTTCATCTTCTGTTCCTCTTGGGAATCCATCAAGACCGCTAATGTTAGTTGGCTTGTTCATCCATTGTCCTTTGTGGTTGTATCATCTGTTGTTGTTGCATCTGTTGTTGTTGCATCTGCTGTGCCATTTGCACTATAGCTTTTCTTTCTTCCAAGTCACGCAATAAGTAGTCTGGAATACCAAACTTCTTAGCTAAGTATACTGCTGTTTCTTCTGAATTAATTAAGACATTTACTAACTCAGGTCCGAAGCGCACTCCAACCATTTCTAAAAACCTGTTGATTGATGTTATATCCTGATTAGATTGTGCTTGCGATAGTGGTGAAACAGAACGAACTTTGATTTGTCTGCCATTGATTACTGGCACTTTAATTCTTCCTTGCTTCTTGAGTATGTACACAACACGCTGAAGAACTGGCTGTACCAACTCAGCTTGCAATCGACCAAACGCAGAACCAATACGTCTTGATAAATCTGCCATACGTTCTGCTATCTCAGTTGCACTTGCTGGTGTTCGATCTGGATTGCCAAGCATATCATTATACAATGCTCGTTTAATATTCATTCTCATATCTGAAAGAATAAGATTAGCAACATCAAATGATCCAGCCGCCTTTACTGGTTGCAGTCCAGCAGAATTTGGTGCTTTAGGTATAACTGTTCCAGGGACAAGATTGATTGTATCAGGATTGATTACACCATCATCATCCATTTGATAGACACCAGATATAGCCATCTGAGCATTTTCTAATATGAGTTCTATTGTAAGATTCGTTGTCTTAATCGCACTCAATGCATTGATAAGTGGACCTCGACCATAGACCGCACCGGGGTCTTTACTCCAACGAAAACAAATAAAAGGATTGCTTCCAGTTCCTTTGTACTCTTCATACTTAAGCAAACACTTTGTATTGATGTCAAAGATAATACAATAGTATGCATCTTCATTTGGCTTTGTATAGTTTCTACAAATTACTTCTAAAACTTTTGTTCTGCCATCAGGATTAGCTAACATCTGATTTGCAAGACGAGGATTTATAGTTGCCTTTGGGTATAATATTTTTATATCAGAATACCGAATATCCCTTTCTCGATATACATGATCAATCCTATCGTCAGGACCAACATCCAGCACAACATGAGGTAGAGGCAGAGCTGTAAAATTAACAGGATTAATAGCATCGCCCTCCTCGACATGAAGTACACCAGTACCAAGTGCCAAGTCCATAAACGATTCATGAACTTCCTGACCAAAGTTTGAGTTCTGAATAACCTCGAAAACATATTCGGTTACTTCTTCAAGCTCATTATTTATGGTATCGCGTTGGTCTTTAGGCACCTCACTACCAGCAGTAAAGTCAGCCCAACGAGCAAAGTTAGGAACAAGACCAGCTTGTAGTCGCGACGCAAACTCCTGTACTCCAACGACAGCAGTCTCATCAAAGATTTTATCATCTCTTCTTTCGCCTATAGATTGGGTTGCAAAGGTTTGACGCATTGGTAATGCATACTCATAACACTCATCAAATAGACTTTCCCATCGTTGTCTAACTGTTTTAGCTCTTTCATACTTCTTTAAGAATGAATTTATTAACTCTTCATCAGATTTCATTAGCCAAACATTCCTGAACCACCAAGGGGATTTCTGTACCCCATGCCACCACGATTAGAAGTATACAAAGCTCTGCGACCTCTACTGCCTCGCATAACTGTTTGACCTTTTTTACTGCCAGTCTCATAAGTTAATGATGTTTTTATAGGGGATTCTTGAGCGATTGTTTTTTCTTTTTCATCTTGCCTACGCTCGATAGTTCTTTTCTTTTCTTCAGCTTCTTTTGACTTTTGCTCTTCGTCTACAACTGAACTTGTTTTTTCTGGACTGCCGCCACCACCACCAAAACACATATTTATTCTCCTTAAAGTCTACCCCAAAAACTGGATCTATTTCTATTATTAGGCGATCTTTTAAAAATATCAAAGCCTTTTCTTGCATTGAAAGCCTTGACTGGTTTTTGACCAGCTATCAAACTACGACCCTCACCAGCACCAAGCATCATATATTGCAAGGCATCATGGATGTGAGAGTACATATTCTTATCAGGTTTATCATCATATCTTTCACCAGATACTTGCATCCGTCTATAGCAATAACCACCTTGAAAACCTTTTACTAATGTCTGGCAACGTCTATCTATCAAGAAAGCTGGCTGTCCTTCAGACATCTTAGTTAGTTGAGAAGCAACAGCTTCAAGCCGTAGATCTACACTATTACTAGGAGCTGGCACAGCTTTCAATCCAGCCCCTCTAAGTATTTGAAATGGAGTTGATTCATCTGTCTGCGCTCGAAAGTCACCAGCTGGGTCGCCATATATATATACATCAAGTCCACTAAATCGTGTAGCTATCTCTTGTCGCAGTAACTCAGCAAATCGCACAACACCCATATCAATAGCAACTATCTCAGCTTGCACCAGCCATCGACCTCGAACCTTTTGCCCAAACACAGCAGAGGGAGTAAGACCAAAATCAATACCAACATACAATGGAACACCAATCGCAATAGGTATCTCTTCTTCAGCAAGATGTGTCTCGGTAACAAAGTCAGGATATACTGGCTTACCTTCCTGAATTAATCCTAGCCTATTCATAACATAGACATCTATCCAGTTCTTAGTCTTACCTCGAATAAGATTCGGATAGTATGTGCCAAGAATATTTTTTTTGTTTTCCGCATCTTTATTCAGAGAATAAGAAGTTATTTCTTTTCTTTCATTAATATGTTCCTTCATAGCTGGAGGTTGGACAAAGAACTTCCAGTTGTCAGGCTTCACCAACATCGTTGCTTGTTCTCGAGGAATATGGTCAGGTATAGGAACCTCCCCTGACATGATAGCCCACCAATGGTCTTCCTCTGGTGCGTTGGTATCACAGATAACACCAGACCAACTAGCACCACCCTCTCTCATACTTGGGTATCTGCCAACACGCATAGTACACGCATCAATAATACTCTTAGGAATCTCTCTAGCTTCATTCACCCATATCCCAGTTAGTTCAAGAGATAGAAGTTTCTTCACATCTTCTGGTCTGTCGAGAGCAAGAAAGATAACTTCAAGGTCTAAGTCATTAACAGTAATGTGGTGAGTATAAGGTACTGACCACTTAAAGTTTCCCCAGTCTGATTCTGGAAACCAGTCTAACCAAGTCTTTATAGTTGTAGTTCTAAGTTGTGGATTTGTATTCCGTATGATTGCCCAGCGTGATTTACGGACTCCATCTTCATTTGGCTTCTGTTCTAATGCTCTTCTGAATACTTCAAC